CCCGCATCTGCCATGCGTCACGGTGCCGTCACCATCGGGAACTCACAGTTGCTGCAGGAGCCAGCGCCCCCACAGGAATCCGACGACGACCATGCCGACCAGCACGGCCGAGAACGCGATGGCGAGCGCCACGGCGCCCCAGGCGCTGAACCGGTGCAGCGGGTCGGGGCGTTCGAACCAATCCTTCGGGTCCGGGTCAATCTCGCGCAGCTCGTGTTTGAACCGCTCGGTCAACGGGTCGCGTGTCATGCCTCACCTCCAGCGTCTGCGAGTCGCGTCATGCTTCACCGCCTGCCCAGCGCGGCAGCGAGACGGTCTCCAGCTCCGGCGGGTAGCTCGGCCACTCGCCCATGCGCTCGCAATGCGCGTAGATCTGCAGGGCCTCGTCGTTCTGCTCCCGCGCGATGCGCATGGACAGTTCGTCTAGCTCGACCACGCGGGCCGCGAACGGGTACGTCGACTCGACGAACGCGAAGATGAACCCGCACACCGGGGCGCGCGTGATGGTCTCGACGCCGCGCTTGTACCAGTCCGCCTGATGGTGGTAGCCGAAGTTCGCAATCGTGCGGCGAAGCTCGGTGGTGCTGCTCGCGTTCTGCGTGGTCTTCACGTCGAGCAGCATCGAGGCCGGCGACGACACGCCGTGCGAGCTGATGCCGAACCCGCGGTTCATGCAGTCCGGCCGGCACCGGCACAGCACGCCGGTCGCCTGGTCCAGCCAGTAGCCCGAGACTTCGAACTCGCCGTCGTCGAGCACCTCGCGCACGTCCGCGAGGTTGCGCAACGACGTGGCCTGGGCCCGCGCGACTTCGTACTGCTTCCGGCTGATGACCTGCCGGGGCTTCGCGGCCTCGACGAACGCTTTCCACTCCTTCGAGTTCTTGTTCAACGCCGGGCCGATGGCGTAGCGGTCGTCGAACGCGAACGGTTCCAACGTGGCGCAGTGGCAGAGGGTGCCCGCGAACATCGCCGCGCTGCCCTCGCCGTCGACCTCATCGAGCATCCACGCCGGCAGCTCGATGCCGTTCAACGAGTGGTAGTGCCAGGGCGATTTCCGCAGCAGCTTGAGTCCGCTGTTCGACAGGCCAGGGCCGCGGTGGTAGTCGTGGTTCGGCAGGTCGTGCACGAACCCGAGAGGCCAGGATCGTGGTCCTGGAGGTGACGAACTTGGCGAAAAAATTACCGACGGCCTCGCTGCTTTTTCGTTCGTCATTCGCGTCCTCATGAGGTACAGGATGAAGCGGGAACGCGAGTGGGCAACTTCGCTGCAGGCCCTGTCAACGCTCGAAAAAATGGGCCTGTCGTGAGAGAGGATTTTGCGAACAACTTACTTTCCGCAACCTAGGTTACGGACCGAAGGCAGGTCGTTTTTCGTTGCCGCACCAATGGCCGATGTGGTCGTTGGAAGGTCTTGCCGCAACAAGTTCCTCCGCAACTATTGCGTCACGCGGATGCAGAAGTTCGACGGCTCTGTTGCGGAAAAAAAATCTTGAGCGTTCAATTGGTCCCCCCATTCGTCAGGGCAGAGAACATGAAAAAAACCATCGCGATGAAGCTCCTCGGGCCGACAGCCGACGACGTGGCTCGGCGTGTCGGATGCACTGGCGCTGCGGTGCGCAAGTGGCCCAGCGAGCTGCCGTCACGGCTCGTCGATCGCGTCATCGCCGCCTCGGTGCGCGAGCACTTCACGCACCGGCCCGCCGCGGGCCTCACGGGCAACGTGAGCCTGCATCCCGACCTGTTCGCGTACCTGTGGCACGAGGCGCTCATGGCACGCGTCGAGGAGGCAAAGCGCTGCAACGCCGAGGCCCTCGCGGCTCGAATCGCCAACCGGCGCAAGGCGAAGTTCGCGGCGAAGTCGCAGCGGGGCACCGTCACCCAGGCCAGTCAAGAAGCGGCGTAGGCGCCATGCCCACGCGCCTCATGCGTGACGGCCTGCTGGAGAGCGAGGCCGTGCTGTCGCTCCCTCCCGAGGGCCGATGGCTCTACGTGTCGATCCTGCTGTCGGCCGACGACTACGGCCTCTTCGAGGCCACGCCCTTCAAGCTCGCCAAGCGCGGGGACGTGAAGCGCGACCACGTGCCGGCGCTGCTCAACGCGATGGCCGACGCCGACCTCGTGCGGCTCTACCAGCCCGATGCGAGGACGCCGCGGTCGTTCGGGATCGTGACGAAGTTCGGTCAACGCATGCGTGCAGCTCGGACGAAACACCCGCTGCCTCCGCTTCACCTCGTCGCCGACCAGGGTGCTGACTATCTGAGCGAATTCAATGACTTAGCTTCCAGAATGTCAGGCACACGACGGCAACCTGCGGGCACACGACGGCCTGAGGCGGAGGCGGAGGCGGATAGAAGCTCTCAGACTTCGTCTTCGAGCTTCCTAGACCCTTCGGACCCTTCGGGCCCTCAGGGTCTCGTCGTCTCGGCTCGCGCCGCAACGACCCGACGCACGGTTCCGAACGTTCCGACCGATGCGCTTGTCGCGTTGTGGCACGAGCACTGCGCACCGCCGCTGCCCGAGGTCGGAGTGCTCAACGAGGCACGGCGCGCAGCGCTCTCAACCCGATGGCGCGAGGTCTGCTCCTCCTCGGGCTTCGACCGCGCCGAGGGGATCGACTGGTTCCGGTGGCTGCTCGTCGAGCGCGTGAAGGCGTCCTCGTTCCTCATGGGCCACGGCAAGGCGCGCGAAAACGCGAAGCCCTGGCGCTGCACCTGGGACTGGCTCATGCGCCCGACGAACTTCGCCAAGGTCGTCGACGGCAACTACCTCGACACGCGGGGACAACGATGAAGCAATCCGCCTACGCCAAGGCCCGCGATGCACGCATCGCCGATGAGGTCGTCGAGGACGACGTGGAGCTGCGCTGCCCGGCCTACGGGTGCCCGCATCGCTGGTCGGTGCACGGCGACCGCGGCAAGGGCTGCAGCGCGCACTACTGGTCGAATCCCGCCGACTGGCCAGCGATCACCGAGCGGCTGCTGCGCGATCAGGTCGACCGCGCGATTGAGCGCACGAACCGCGAGGCGGCGCCGGCCCGGCCGCTCACGCGTGAGGGTCGACGCTCGATCCTCGAAGGGCTGCGTGGGTTCGGTCGCCTGCCGGCCGACCCGAGGGCATGGGCCTACGCGCTGCAGGAACGGCACCGGGCCGGGGAGAAACTCACCGAGGCCGAGGTCCGCGCCTACCGCGCCGCGCTGCCGCACCGCCCTTCCCACGACTTCGACGAGGAGAACCGCGCATGAACGACCACCCGAAGGATTGGGATTCGCGCCCGAAGCTGCACCTCGCGTCGGTGCACTACGTGCTCTCGCTGACGTTCGACCGCGAGGGGGCGCCGGCCAGCTTCATCGGCTTCCAGGTCAAGCCCACGCCCGCGGTCATCGTCGATGGCCCGCCGATGACCCGCGAGGAGGTCATCGAGGTGCTGTCGACCACGTTCCCCACCAGCCTGTTCCCGATCCTGATGGTCGACATCATCATGGCCGCGATCGGCGGTGTGCAGCAGCGCACGTTGGTCAACCCCGAGGCGCTGCCATGAGCCGCACCGCGCATCAGCTCCCGACCTTCGACGTGGGCGCGATGGCGGTGCCCGAGAACGCCGTGCGGTTCACGATCCGCGGCGAGGCCGCGAGCAAGGCGAACTCGCGCGAGCTGGTGACGGTCGGCCCGAAGGACAACCGCCGCACGCTGTTCCGCAAGTCGGACAAGGCGATCGCCTTCGAGGCCGCGGCCCTGCTGCAGATCCCGGTCGAGGCGCGGCGCATGTACGTCGGATGGGTCGGCGTCGAGATGCGCATGTTCTACGCCTCGCTGCTGCCCGACCTCGACGAGTCGATCGTGCTCGACGTGATGCAGGCCCGCTTCGCGCCGGCACCGAAGGAACGCAAGGGCAACCGGGTGCTGCTGCGGGCCGGCGTGTACCTCAACGACCGGCAGGTCTGGCACAAGCGCGTGACCCGCGGGCACGACCCGATCAGCCCACGCATCGAGATCGCGGTGTGGCCCCTGCTGCCGGAGCTGATCGCATGAGCCGCGACCCGTTCGTGATCGACGGGCCTACGTGCCTGAGCTTCTCCGGCGGGCGCACGAGCGCCTACATGCTGTGGCGCACCCTGCAGGCGAACGGCGGCCTGCCGGCCGAGGCGATCGTGAGCTTCCAGAACACGGGCAAGGAACGCGAGGAGACCCTGCGCTTCGTCGAGGAGTGCTCGCAGCGCTGGAGCGTGCCAATCGTGTGGCTGGAGTACCGCGGCACCGAGGCGAAGTTCGAACTTGTGACCTTCGAGACCGCGAGCCGCGAGGGTGAGCCCTTCGAGGCGCTCATCCGCAAGCGGCAGTACCTGCCCAACCCGGTGAAGCGCTTCTGCACGGTCGAGCTAAAGGTCCGCACGTCGCATCGTTACCTCCGCTCGATCGGCTGGACCGAGTGGGAGTCGTGGATCGGCATCCGCGCGGACGAGGCGAGGCGCTTCGCTCGAATCGGGAATCAGGATTACGGAAAGCACGAGACCCGTGACGCACCGCTCGCGCGGGCTGGCGTGACGAAGGCCGACATCGTCGCCTTCTGGCGTGCGCAGCCGTTCGACCTCGGCTTGCCGTGCCACAACGGCGAGACCCCCTGGGGCAATTGCGACCTTTGCTTCCTGAAGAACCCGAGCAAGGTCGCAAGCCTCATCGCCGAGGAGCCGCAGCGCGCCGTGTGGTGGGCCCGCATGGAGGCGATGGGGCTGGCGAGCAAGCCGAACGGCTTCCTGTTCCGCATCGACCGCCCGAGTTACGCCGACATGCTGCAGTTCGCGCACGACCAGCGTCCGCTGTTCGCAGACGGGCAAGAAGACATCGAGTGCTTCTGCGGCGATTGACCACCACGAGGAGACCACCATGCCAAACACGACCACGAAGAACGGCGACCCGATCACCTTCGCGTACCAGCTCAAGTCCGAGGAGGGCGTCGAGCATCAGGCGTACCCGGACCCGCTCACGAACGGCCCGCCGTGGACCATCGGCGTGGGCCACACCGGGCCCGAGGTGAAGCCCGGCCTCGTGTGGACCGATGAGCAGATCGACGAGGCGCTGGCGAAGGACATCGAGAAGCACAACCGCGGCGTGCTGCGCGAGTTGCCGTGGGTCACGTCGATGAACGAACCGCGGCAGGCCGTCGTCTTCGGCATGGCCTTCCAGATGGGCGTCGACGGCCTGCTCGGCTTCCGCAACACGCTGGCGAAGATGCAGAAGCGCGACTACTACGGCGCCGCGCACGGCATGCGGCAGTCCAAATGGTTCAAGCAAACCAGCGCACGCGCCGAGCGCATGGCAAAGCAGATGGAGACCGGCGAGTGGCACCTGAAGCCGGGCTTCTGAGGAGACGACCATGAAACCGAAATTCACGAACCTGGGCAAAGACGACGTGGCCGTGGGCGTGACCCGCACCGGCGGATGGGTCGTCACGCTGCTGCCCTACGTGCCCGCGCTGACGTGCATCGCCAGCGAGTTCGTCACCATGTCGACGGGCCTCTCGACCGCCGATAAGGTGCGGCGCGTGCTCACCCTGCTGCTGCAGGTCGTCTCGCTGTTCACGGGCCGCAAGCCCGACCCGCGCGAGCCGCGCCACACCGCGCGCCTGGTCGGCGAGTCGACCATCTCGCCGCCGCCTTCGACCGACCTCGTGCGCATGCGCATCGCCAACGACGGGACCGAAGACCTGGAGGTCGTTCTCGGCGAGGCCCACGCGACCGACGTGCTCAAGGCCGGAACCGTGAAAGACTTCGTCGCGCCCGAGTGGATCGAGGTGCGGCCCACTCAACCCGCGGACCTCTGACCATGCGCCGTGCTGCCCTCGACGACCTCGCCAAGCCCTCCGGCGTGCTGGCCGAGTTCAAGGCCCTGAGCCTGCTGGTTCCCTACGCCCACAACGCGCGAACGCACACCCCGCGACAGGTCGACCAGATCAAGGCCCTGATGGTCGAGCACGGCTGGACGAACCCGGTGCTGGCCGATGACGTGGGCATCATCGCCGGCCACGGTCGCGTGCTCGCTGCTGCTGCCCTCTACGCCGAAGGCCGGCGCATCAAGCTGCCCGGCGGCGACCTGCTGCCCGAGGGCACGGTGCCGGTCATCGACTGCACGGGTTGGACGGAGACGCAGCGCCGCGCCTACATCCTCGCGGACAACCAGAGCGCGCTCAACGCCGGCTGGGACACGGCCACGCTCAAGTCCGAGCTGGGCATGCTGGAGGATGCCGGCTTCGAGCTGGAGCTGCTCGGGTTCGCGCCGCGTGAACTGCGCGACCTGCTCGCCGACGATGACGAGGACTCGCCCGACCTCGACAGCGCACCGGCCACGCCGAAGCGGCCCGTCACGCGCCTGGGCGACGTGTGGGTGCTCGGCAGGCACCGGGTCATGTGCGGCGACTCGACGGTGCCCGGCGACGTGGCCCTGCTGATGGCCGGCCAGACCGCGGGCCTCATGCACGCCGATCCGCCCTACGGCATGGGCAAGGAGGCCGACGGCGTGGTCAACGACAACCTGTACCGCGCCAAGCTCGACGCGTTTCAGCTCCGGTGGTGGCAAGCCTTCCGGCCGTGGCTGGCAAGCAACGCGAGCGCCTTCGTGTGGGGTAACGCGCCCGACCTGTGGCGCCTGTGGTACGTGGCCGGCCTCGGCGAGACCGAGCGGTTCGAACTGCGCAACGAGATCGTGTGGGACAAGAAGTCCATCGCCGGCATGGCCTCGCCCGACCTCACGCAGTTCCCCGAGGCGAGCGAGCGGTGCCTGTTCTTCCAGTTCGGTCAGCAGTTCATCGGGAACGTGAACGTGGAGGACTTCCCCGAGGCGTGGGAGCCGCTGCGCGCCTACTTCGAGGCCGAGGCAAAGGCGGCGGGCATCGTGCCCGCGGACATCCAGCGCGTGTGCGGCTGCGGCATGTTCAGCCACTGGTTCACGCGTGCGCAGTACACCCTGATGCCGGAGCGCCACCACGCCACGCTCGCGGCTGCATACCCGGGCCGCTTCACTCGTCCGTGGGCCACGCTGAAGGCCGAGTGGGACCGCGTGAAGGGAAGCGCACGCGCCCGCCTCCACAACAAGGTCGAGGGCACCCGCAGCTACTTCGACAACGCGCACGACGTGATGCGCGACGTGTGGGAGTTCCCGCGCGTGAGCGGTGACGAGCGCCACGGCCACGCCACACCGAAGCCGGTGGCGATGATGCAGCGCGCGCTGCTGTCGGCCCTGCCGCTCGATGGCCTGTGCGTCGAGCCCTTCGGTGGCTCGGGCTCAACGCTCATCGCGGCCGAGTCGGTGGACCGTCGCTGCTACACCATGGAGCTGCAGCCCGAGTTCTGCGATGTCATCGTGCAACGCTGGCAGGCGCTCACGCTGCAGGAAGCCACGCTCGAAGCCAGCGGCTCGACCTTCGACAACATCGCGGCCGAGCGTCGCACCACGGTGCATGCCTGACATGCCAAGCCCATGCCCAACGATCCGTTCTACTACTCGGCCCCGTGGCGTGAGCTGCGGGCGAAAGCGCTGCGCAATGCAGGCGGTGTGTGCCAGTGGTGCCACCGCTCGGTGCGAAGGCCCGGCGCTGCCCGCGTCGACCACATCCAGACCCGGAGGGACTTCCCCGCGCTGGCCCTGGTCCTCTCCAACCTGCGCGTCCTCTGCGTCGACTGCGACGGCAAGCGACACGCCGACAAGGGCGGGCGCGTGCACGACGGCGCCGACGCAAACGGATGGCCTTCTTCCCCAGGCCACCACTGGAATAAAAAATCGGGGGAATAACCCCCAGGGGGGGGAGGTCACTGCAGCAGGCTCGACTTTCCCGCCGGCCCCTGAAGGTCTACTCGCAGCGGCGCGAAATGCCGAACGTTTCGGTTTACTGTTGAACGGAGCGAACGATGGCGACCACCGGCCGCAAGCCTAAGCCCCTCGCGCTGCACGTCATCGAGGGCAACCTCAAAAAGATGCCGAAGGAGCGCCGGGAGAAGCACGAAAACAGCCCGCAGCCGTCGCTCGGGTTGAGGGCGCCTCCTGCCAAGTTCAGCGCCGATCACCTCGCGGTCTGGTCCCGGTTGATCGAGGACTGCGCGCCTGGTCTGCTGGCGCGCTCGGACTACGACACGTTCGTCAACTACGTGAACCTCGTGGTGGCGCGCGACAAAGCGATGGCGCTCTACATCGAGACGGGGATGCAGGTACTCGTGAAGTCGAACGATTCGAACAACCGCATGCTGTCGAACCCGCTGATGCGGGAGCTTCGCCGGATCAACGACCAGATGCGCCCGCTGCTGGTCGAACTCGGCCTCACGCCGATGTCGCGCTCGCGCATCACCGTGCAGAAGCCCGTCGAGGAGGGGGACGAGCTTGACCGCTTCCTCAACCCTTCGTCGCGCTGAAGCCGCGAAGGCGACAGCACCGGCACCGAAGGCGCGCCGCTACCGCGACCCGACGAGCGTCTACGCGCAGCACGTCGTCTCCGGGAAGATCATGGCCGGGCCGCATGTGCGCGCGTCCTGCAAGCGCCACCTCGACGACCGCGAGCACGCTGCGGCCCGCGGCTACGTGTTCGACGTGGGGCTCGCGCAGCGCGCGATGGATTTCTTCCCCGAGGTGCTGCGCCTGAACGCGGGCGAGTTCGAAGGCATGCCCTTCCACCTCTCACCGTGGGAGGTGTTCATCGTCGGCTCGCTGTTCGGCTGGCGCGCGGCCGACGGCTCGCGGCGCTTCCGGGTCTGCTACATCGAGACGGGCAAGGGCTCGGGCAAGTCGCCGCTTGCTGCCGGCATCGGCCTCCTGATGATGGTGGCCGACGGCGAGGCGCGCAGCGAGGTGTACGCCGCCGCCTCGAAGAAGGATCAAGCCATGGTCCTGTTCCGTGACGCGGTGGCGATGGTGAAGCAGTCGCCCGCGCTGTCGAAGCGGGTGCGGCTGATCGGTGGCGTGCAGCCGTGGAATATGGTCTTCCGCGACTCGTTCTTCAAGCCTATCGCGGCCGACGATAAGCAGAGCGGCCCGCGGCCCCACTGTGGGCTGATCGACGAGATGCACGAGCACAAGGACGACACCGTGGTCGAGATGATGCGCGCGGGCTTCAAGGGCCGGCGCTCGCCGCTCATGTTCATGATTACGAACGCGGGCGTGGACCGGCAGTCGGTGTGCTGGAGGTATCACGACCGCGCGATCAAAATCGCCGAGCGCATGCTGGAGGACGACCGGTTCTTCTCCTACGTGTGCGCGCTGGACCGCGGCGAGGATCCGCTGCACGACGAGCGGTGCTGGCCGAAGACGAACCCTAACCTGGGCGTGTCCATCCGCGAGGACTACCTGCGAGATCAGGTACTGGAGGCGCGGCAGATGCCCGGCAAGGAGTCGGTCGTGCGCCGGCTGCACTTCTGCGAGTGGGTCGACGCCTCCTCGCCGTGGATCAGCGGCGATGCGTGGCGCGCGTGCGTGCGCAAGCCGGAGACGCCGTTCGTCACGCGGTTCGCGGGCGCGCGGGTCACGCTGGCGGTCGACCTGTCGACGACGACCGACCTCACGGCGCTCGCCATGGTCGTCGAGATTGACGGCCACCTGTTCGCCGCGGTGGAGTTCTTCACCCCGGGCGACACGATGCGTGCGCGCGGCGAGCGCGATGGCGTTGACTACATGCTGTGGGTCCGGCAGGGCCACATCCATGCCGTGCCCGGCTCGACGCTGGAGTACGGGCCGGTGGCCGCGCGCATCGCCGAGCTGGCCGAGGTGTTCGACGTGGCCGAGCTGGTGTTCGACCGCTACCGCATGTCGTACCTCAAGCGCGAGCTGGAGGACATCGGTGTGATGCTCTCGCTCACCGAACACCCGCAGACCTTCGTCAAGCCCCGCACCTCGGCGCTGTGGATGCCGCAGTCGATCAACGAGTTGGAGGGCGCCCTCATGCGGGGCGAGATTGAGATCGACGACAACCCGTGCCTCACATGGGCGGCGGCGAGCGCCGTGTGCGAGACGGACCTGCACCAGTCGCGGATCTTCTCTAAGCGCAAGGCGACCGGGCGGATCGACGGGCTCGTGGCGCTGACGATGGCGGTCGGCGCTCGGCGCGCGCCGACGCTGGTCAACGTAGGCTCGATGATCGCCTGAGGCCGCGCTCGGGGTCTCGACGCCGAGCGCGAAAGGGCTTGACAAGCGCGCGCCCTTCGCCGTCGCGATTGATTCCTTGCCGAACCCGGCCTACACTGCCGGCCATGACGAACCGCAGCCGACCGCCGCAAGGCGTGCGCAGGTCCGTTCCACCTCTGCAACCCGAGCGACGGTTCACCGGCTCGGCACCACAGCGACAAGCCCCAGGGCTTCCGCTGAAGGATGCCGACCGTGGCCGGACTTGACGCCCCTGACCTGATCCGCGTTGAGAAGCGCGGCGGGCTTCCCGTCCCCTCGACGGGCGCGCAGGGTGGTGCCACCACCTCCAGCGACCTCATCCGTTTCCGCATCAGCTCCGAGGCCGTCGACTACTACGGCGATGTCGTGGTGCAGGCCGGGCTGGAGTTCCCGCCGAAGGTGCCGGCCGTGGCCGACCATGTGAAGCAGCTCGACGCCGCCGTCGGCGAGTGGGTCAACATCGAGCGCGGCATCGGCGAGACCTTCGCCTCTCTGCGCCTGCTGCCCCCGGGCGCCTCGCGCATGGCCGACCTCGTGCGCGCGCTCCACGCCGGCGGGTTCCCGATCGCCTCCTCGGTGAACTTCGACATCGCGCCGAAGGACATCGAGCCGATCACCCGCACGGGCCCGGACGGCAAGCCGCAGCGCGGCAACCGCTACCGCAAAGGCAAGGTCACCGAGGTGACCCTCACACAGTTCCCCGCGAATCCTCAAGCGGTCGCCGTCGCGCGCTCGCTCGGGTTCAACGACGCCGAGGTGGCCGCGCTGTCGCGCCCCGTGCCCCCGCCGGCATCCATCGCCCGCACCACCACGGCTGTCGCCGGTGCGAATGCTCGGACCACCACCATGACACTCGCTGAAATGATCGCCGCCGCCCAGGCGGCACACGAGGCCGCGCTCGCCACCCAGGCCACGGCCATCACCGCGCTCGAATCCGACGCCGGGGACACGAACCTCCAGGCCGTCCAGCGCGCCACCGCCGAGGCCGACTCGCTGTTCGCGCGCCTCACCACGCTGCGCGCTGCGGAAACCGCCGCCACGCGCCGCGCCGCCGCTGCGCCGGCCGCCGCCGCCGCGCCCGCTGCCCAGGCCGCCGTCTCGCGCGCCGTCGCCACCGTCGCCGCGCCGGCCGTCATCGCCCGTCGTGGCGAGGCCGAGCAGCGGCCTGCCGGCACGCTGCTCGCGCAAATGACCCTCGCCACCCACATCGCGCGTTCGCGCGGCTGCGGCGTGGACCAAGTCGCCTCCGAGCTGTTCGCGCAGGAGCGCGAGGTGATCGCCGTCGCGCGCTCGCTGGTCGGCTCGGCCGACACCACGACCGTCGGGTGGGCCGCGGAGCTGGTGCGCAGCGAGGCGAAGGCCCTGCTGGACGCCGCCGCGGGACCGAACTCGATCTGGCCGACGCTGGCCCGCCAGGGTCAGTCCATGACCTTCGGCGGTGCGCAGTCGATCCTCATCCCGCAGACCAACATCGGCGTGAGCACGGGCGCCACCGCGTGGGTCGGCGAGGCCGGCACCATCCCGGTGGTGAAGGGCGCCATCACCGGCAAGCGGCTCTGGAAGTACAAGCTCGCCGGCATCATCCCGATCACGAAGGAGCTGGAGCGCGCGAGCGACCCGGCCGCGGTCGCGGTCATGCGCGAGATGCTCCGGCAGTTCCTCTCGAACCTGCTGGACACCTCGATGCTCGACGCGAGTGCCGAGGTGGTGGGCGTGCGCCCGGCCGGCCTGCTGAACGGAGTGGTCGCCATCCCGGGCGCGGCCGGCGGCGGGTACAACGCGTTCCACGCCGACCTCGATGCGATCAACTCGGCGTTCACGGCCGCGGGCGTGGGCTCGAAGCCGGTGATTCTGGTCCCGCAGTCGAAGCTGTTCACCCTGCGCACGATGACGAACGCCCTCGGGCAGTTCATCTTCCCGAACGGTGACAGCGAAGCGCTCGGCTTCCAGATCGTCGGCTCGGAGTTCATCGCCGCGAACACGATGATCGGCGTGGCCGCGGAGAAGTTCGCCAGCGCCATCGACGGCTTCGACTACAGCACGAGCGATCAGGCCACCATCACGATGGCGAACGCTGACGGCACGGCCCCGACCCAGGCCGGCGCCTCACCCCTGGGTGGCGCGCTCGGCACCGCGGGGCAGGTCGTCCCCGATGGCGGCATCCCGGTCGCTGGCGGCAATGGCGCCTCGATCGCAGGCTCGGTCGCCCTCTCGCTGTGGCAGACGTGGCAGACCGGCATCCGGCTGGTCGTGCCCGCCAGCTTCGGCATCACGCGTGCCGGCGCCGTCCAGCAGGTCACGGGCACGACGTGGTGAGCGCGATGGCCCTGCTCACCTTCGTTCTGGTGCTGCTCGGCTTCCTCCTGCTGGTGGTGGCCTCGCTCGGCATCACGAACAGCCGCGTGCAGCTCCTGCCGCTGGCCCTGGCGCTGGTGGTGCTCGCGCACCTCTTGCGCCTGTGGCCCCCTTGATCCCTCCCCGTTGCCTGAGCCGCAACGCTTCTCCTGCCCCGGTCTCCCCAGGCCGGGGCCTTTTTCAAAGGCGCCACCCCCGGCGCCTTCGCAAAGGGGCCGACATGGGACGAGCACTGCTGATGACCGATCCGGTGGTGTCCACCGCGTACCACACGCCCGTCGGCGAGTGGCGCTTCGTCGCTGACGACGCCGAGGCGGACTGGTTGGTCGAGAACCACCACGCCTACGAGATGAACGATCCCCGCCTGCCCGGCGCGTTCTTCGTGCACCCGGACGCGCCGCTGCCCTTCGAGCCGTACGTCGCGGCGCCGCCCCCGTCGCCTGCACCGTCGCCCGAACCGGCCCCGTCGCCTGAGCCCGCGCCCGCGCCTGAGCCCGCGCCCGCCCCGGCCCCTGAGGGGACGTGATGGGCACCGTTCTGCTGTACGCCTTCGAGCCCGTCGAGGAGCTGGAAGGCCGCGCCGGGGTCGCCGTCGTCGAGGAGGTGCTCGCCAAGCGGCTGATCGAGGAGCACCGCGCCGAGCGGATCGAGGATCATGCGACGTGCTCGATGCGCTACGTGCGCGGGAGCCCGGAGCACCTGCGGGCCGCGAACGAACTGCGCGAGGCGCGCGACACGCGCGGCCTGGTCGAAGTGCGCGGCGTCACGCGGCGCAAGGCGCAGCGCGCCTCCCTGCTGGAGTCCTGACATGGGCGCGCTCTCGGTCGCCCGCTCGATGTTCGGGGCACTCGGCTTCGGGTGGGGGAACGTGCAGCCGCAGATGGGCCCGCTGTTCACCGCCTTCGGAATCGACCGCACGCTTGGCGGCGGCGTCCACGACCTGAACCCGCTCGACGGAACCGGCTGGCAGCGCAACCTGTCGATCCTCGGCGCCGGCCACCTCCCGGTCATCGAGGCGATCTACACGCTGTACGCGAACGCCTTCGCCCAGCTCCGGCCGCACCACAAGCGCATCAATCTCGACACGGGCGAGGTCACAGAGGTCACCACGTCCGCGGCCTCGCGGCTGCTGATCCAGCCGAACAGTTACGAGTCGGGCGCCACCCTGTTCTCGCGCATCGCGTGCGACCTGCTGCAAGGCGAGGCCCTGGTGATCGCGCTGCTCAACGACCGGCAGGAGCCGGCCTCGCTGCACCTCGTTCCACGAGGAACCTGGACGCCGCGAATTGACCCGCTGACGCGGGAGGTCTACTACTTCGGCAGCAACGACCCGGAGCTGCTGTTCAGCCCGGCCGCGGGCGTGGCTGACATCGAGGATGGCCGGCTGTTCGTGGTGCCGGCGTTCAACGTGATGCACTTCCGCTGGCGCACGCCGCGGCACCCGCTGTGCGGCGAGTCGCCGTTCGCAGCAGCGGGGCTTGCGGCCGGCGTGAACGTCGCGCTCTCGCGGACCCAGCTCATGTTCGTCGAGAACATGCGCCGGATTTCGACCGTGCTCACCACCGACACCGTGCTCAACGGCGTGCAGATGCGCGAACTGCGCGAAGCCTTCGACCTGCAGGCGGCGAAGTGGGCCACGGGCGGCATCCCGATCCTGTCCGGCGGGCTGAAGATGAGCAGCTCCAACCTCGCTGCGATCGACGAGTCGGTCATCAGCTCGCTGCGCTTCTCCAACGAGGAAATCGCGCGCACGGCCGGCGTCCCGCCGCCGATGTACGGCGACCTCTCGGCCGGCGCCATCGTGAACTCGGAGACGCTGGTGCGGCACTGGTTGTCGGTGTCGCTCGGCGGCCTCATCGAGCGCTTCGAGCGCGAGCTGGACCGCCTGTTCCGGTTCGACGGCCGGCACGACCTCATCGAGATGAGCACCGAGGCGCTGCTGCGCTCGGACCTCGCCGCGCAAGCCACCGCGCTGTCGACCCTGGTGACGGGCGGCGTGGTCGCAGCGAACGAAGCGCGCGGCACGCTCGGCCGTGGCCCGCTGCCCGGCGGCGATCAGCTCATGGTGCAGCGGCAGATGGTGCCGCTCACGCTCGCCGCGCAGCTCGCCCAGGCCGAGCTGGACCAGCTCACCGCGCCACCGCCCCCGCCACCACCGCCGCCTCCCCCTCCGGCGCCTGAGCCGGCGCCCGAGCCCGAGGACAACCCGGACGACGAGCCGGTCGACCCCGAGGTCGCCGAGGACGTGGCCCGCAGCGCGATGCAGCGCGCTCTCCGCACTGCCAGGGAGGTCCGAGCATGACACCCGAAGAACGCGCCGGCATGGCGCAGGCGATCCAGGAAGCGATCGCGCTCGCGTGTAACGCCGTCCGGGAGGAGCACGCCCAGGCGCTCGCCGAGGTGCAGCGCTCGACCGATGCCCAGCTCGACGTGATGCGCTCGGCGCACCGGGCGAGCGAGCAGCGAGCCGACCAGCTCCAGAGAGACCTCGACGACGCCCGCGAGGCGCTGGCGCAGGCCCCGATCAGCGCCATCCTGATCGACAGCGCGGGCGACCTGAACCTCGTGCAGCGTGGCGGCACCACGCTGAAGGCCGACCTCGGCCCCGTGGTGCAGCGCATGGCGCAGGAGGTGCGCACCGCCGTGCAGCGCAGCGAGGAGCGCGCAGACCAGCTCCAGCGCGACCTCGACGCGGCGCGCGAGGAGGCGGGCGTGCCCGCCATCAGCGCGGTACTAGTCGACTCCGACGGAGAACTCAACATCGTGCAGCGCAGCGGGACCACGAAGGCGAACCTCGGCCCGCTCCTGCAGCGCATGGCCGAGGAGGTCAAGCGGGCCGTGGCCGCGCTCGGCGGGGAGGTCCGCGGGGAGACCGTCGCGCACGTCACCCGCGAGGCGCTGCGCCTCGGTGGCGCGCAGAACTGGAGCCGCACGGCGTTCTACGGCCCCGGCTCGGTGGTGTCCTGCTACGTGGGGCGCACCTACGAACTGCGCGAGGGCATCGCCGCCTCGATGGCGCAGGAGCCGGGCGAGCACCCCGAGGTCTGGCGCCGCATCGGCTCGCACGGGCTGCGGGTCATGAAGTCCAAGCCCGAGGCGCTGGAGCCGGGCGACTGGTTCACCGAGGGCGATGCGCGGTTCATCCACGACGGGCAGACCACGACGCTGTTCGTGCCCCGCATGCTGAAGCAGGCCGACATCGACCGGCCCTTCAAAGCAGCGAACGCGAACGCGACCGCGGCACTGGAGCACGCGCAGGTCGCGCGGCGCACCGCCGAGGGGCTCGCGCCGCGGGTCGACCGCATCGAGCGCACGGCCGCGAACGCCGAGCGGTGGATCGCCGAGGAGGGCGCCGAGGCGGTGCTGCGCAGCGCCACCACCGAGCGGTGGGTCAGCGAGCGCGCCGAGGAGCTGGACACGCTGCTGCTCGATCAGCAGCAAGGGGAAGCGCCGTGATTCAACGCACGTCCGTCGACCTGACCTCGCTGCCGGCGGCGCTGCTCGTCACGGTCAAGGCTCACTGCCGCGTGGAGTTCACGCGCGACGATGCGCTGCTCACGACCTACACCCAGGCGGCGATCCGCACCGTCGAGTCGAAGTGCAACGTGTCGCTGAACCCGGCCACCTACGAGCTGACCGCCGTTGAACTGCGCCCCGTGGGCTTGCGCTGCGGCGCGCGCCTGCCGTTCAACAACGTGCGCGAGTTCACCATCACGGCCGACGGCACCGACGTGTCGGCCGACTACGAACTGAGCAGCGCCGACTTCGGGGGCAACGCGTCCAGCTACCTGTTCCCGGTGGCGGTGCTGGTGCCCCCGCCCGCGATCCTGGCGCTGGACACACGGCTGACTCTCGCGGTCGGCGTCGACGACTCGACGAAGCTCGCCCCCTACTTCCTCTCGATCATCCTGCGCCTCGCGGGCGCGCTGTACGAGAACCGCGAGGCAAGCGGCGACCTCTGGAGCGACACGTTCGCCAACGAGCTGATGGGCATGTGGAGGCCCGACGCATGAAAGCCGGTCGCCTTCGTCACCGCATGCGCATCGAGATGCCGGACCCGACCGTGCCGCTCGACGCCTACGCGGGCGAGGTGCGCTCGTTCATCCCGGTGGTCACGGTCGACGTGGCGATCGACAGCGTGAGCGGGCGCGAGTTCATGGCGGCCGACCGCGAGCTGGCCGGCATCACATGGCGCATCACGCTGCGCGAACTGCCCGGCATCTCGATTCAACCGGGCTGGCGCGGCATCGAGGTCGACGGGAACGTCGAGCGAATGTTCGACTTCATCGCGGTCTTGCCGAGCCACGCGCGCAACGACCTCACGATCGCGGCCACGTCCGGCCAATCGCAACCCTGAAGGAGCCGCACCATGGCAAAAGTAAAGTCCGACGCTCACCTGTACCTCACGCAGACCGGTGACGCGCCACCCACCCCGATCGACATCACGAGCGTGACGAACGCGAACCCCGCGGTGGTCACGCTGTCCGCCGCCCTGCCGGCGGGCACCGCGGTCGGCGACATGATCGTGCTCGATGACACGGGCGAGCCGCTGCTCGACGGCTACGCCTTCCGCATCTCGGCGCTCGACGTGACCACGCCGGCCGCGCCCGAGGTCACGCTCGCGGACTTCGACGGCACGCGCCTCACGGCTGCGGTCGGCGCCGTCGGCGAAGCGCAGGTCTTCTCGAAGGCCGGCGACGGCGCGCTGCTCGAAGTCTGCATGGTGTCGATCACGGTGGCCGGCGTGGCGCCCGACTCGATCGCCATGGACGATATGTGCGGCAGCGAGACGGTGCTCGGCTCGCCGAAGCCGCCGACCTTCACTTTCACCGGCTTCGTCGACAAGGACAGCCCGGGGTTCAAGAACCTCATGCAAGCCTCGCTCGAATCGCCGAAGACCGAGCGCTACATGCTGATCGACTACACGGTCGGCGGCGGCTACATCTTCGGGCCGGTGGAAATCGGCGAAATCACCATCACGGCACAGACCGCGCAGGGCCTGCAGTTCTCCGGCTCGGGCGTGTTCAAGGAAATGCCGACCTACTCGTGGGCCCTGTGACATGACGTACGAACTCCAAACCGAAACCGCCCCGGCCGGGCTCGCCGCGCTCGGCGCCGTGGTCGAAATCCGCGAACTGACCTACGGCGCCATGCGAGACACGATGGCGGCGAGCGAGGCGCCGGGGCAGAGCGCCGAGCGCCTCCTCGGCGCGAGCCTGTACGTGGACGGCCAGCCGTTCGGCTACGAGGGCATTCGCTCGCTGCCCGGCCGCTTCTCTGCAGCCATCGCCGACGCCCTCACGCAGACCATGCGCGTGCACGGGCTGGAGCGGGCCGCCAAGCCCGCCGAGGAGGACGGCCAGGGGGTAGGCACCTCCTCGGGCGCCGAGGCCGCTGCAGGCCCAAACGTCTAGCCCCGGACCTGCGCCTCATGTTCAGCATCGCCGAGCGCCTGCATCAACCCGTGACCGTCGTCGAGGCGATGAGTCCGCGGGAGGTGTGGGCGTGGCTCGACTACTGGACGCCGCAGCCGGCCGTGGAGGAGGACGACGCGATCGAGCTGTCCTCGCTCTCGCGCGATGAGCTGCGCAGCATGTTCCCGGGGAGGCACTGACCATGGCGACCGAACGCGAACTCGTTCAGGCGCTCACGTCCGGCCTCGCTGGCGTGGCCGACGTGCGATGGGGGTGGAAGGCTGCGGAGTACGCCGAGCTGCCACCCGGCTTGCCGCTCGTCACCGTGCAGCGCACCGTCGCGTCGGGCGCGGCCTGGTGGGATATGTGCGAGGCCGAGGCGCCGCTGGTCGACACGTCGATTCAGGTCCACACATGGCACGCGGTGTACGAGTTCGGGCGTGACCTCAACGCGCAGGTCCGCGCCATCGTGCTCGGCGCCGGGGGCTGGCGCCTGTCGGCCGAGACGGACGACTACGAAGCCAGCTTCCGCGCGTGGCGCATCGCAGGGGACTACACGAGCATCGGCGTGGCGCTGGAGTGACGGCCATGGCTTTCCCGATGCCGACGGTCATCTCGAAGAACAAGACCACCACCCTCGGCGGTCAGCAGTTCACGCGCGCCACGCTGGCGGCGGAAATCAACATCCAGTCGAAGGCCGACCTGCACTCGATGCTGGTGGGCATCACGCGCGAGGACACCGCGCAACAGCAGCGCATGGGCAACCCGCCGCAGCTCGTCGAGGTCGACAACACCACGAACCGCCCGGTCGAGTCCGTGGAGCGCAAGGTGGTGGTCATCTTCGGCACCGCGCTCGCCCGCGCAGCGATGCGGATGGCCGAGACGGAGCTGGCCGCGAACATCCGCCGCGCGACGGTGCTGCGCACGGGCAGGCTCTCCAACGTGCAGGCCAATTGGGAGTGGCGCTTCATCCCGCGCGGTGGCTCGCCGCGAGTCGTCACCTCGGGCACGCCGCCCTCCACGTTGAGCCAGGGCGACAAGCTCGTGCTCGTGCCGGCGCAAGTGCCGTACGCGACCGCGGTGAACCGCGCGGTGGCGAACTCGGGGCGCCTCACGCCGAAGGCCACGGGCCGCAGGAAGTCGCCGCCGAAGTCACAGCAGCGCATGGGCTTCCTCGCGGCCACCACCGCGGCCCTTCGCCGCCGCAGCGAGTTCAAGCAATTTGCCGTCTACGCCGAGTTCACCAAGAGCCACGCGGTGGCCGGCGAGGTTTATGCACACGGGACCGGGGTCATCACGATCCGGCCTCGCTTCCGCGTGAGGTGACACCGTGGCCGACACCATCGAACGGATCTACAAGCTGACGGTCGACGGCGCGCAAGCGGCCCGCGACCTGAACGCCATCGCCAAGTCCACCCAGGACGCGGAAAAGCGCTTCGACGCCGCCGCGGCCTCGATCAAAAAGGTAGCCGGCGCGCTCGCCGCAGGCTTCACCGTGGGCACCGTCCTCTCGTCGATCAAGTCGAACATCGATGCGATGGACGAGCTGTCCAAGAGCGTGTCGAAGGTGGGCATCGCGGCCGAAGACCTGCAGAAGCTGCGCTACGCTGCGGACCTCTCGGGGCTCTCGGCCGAAGACCTCGACAAGTCGATCGGCAAGCTCGCGGTCTCGATGGCGGACCTCGAAACCGGCACGACCGGCGCGCACAAGGCGCTGCGCGCGATCGGCGTGCAGTCCGGCGACAGCCCGGTGCAGGCGCTCGACAAGATCGCAGACGAGTTCGCCAAGATGCCCGACGGCATCGAGAAGACCGCGCTTGCGATCGAGATTTTCGGCAAGGCCGGTAAGGATCTGATTCCGCTCCTGAACGGTGGCAGCGCGGGCCTCAAGGAATTGACGGACGAGGCCGAGCGCTACGGCGTCGTTCTCAGTGGCGGCACGCTCAAGGCCGCTGAGGCGTTCAACGACAACCTGTCGCGCCTCGAAGGCGTGATGGGCGGCGTGATGAAGCAGATCACCGCCGGCCTGCTTCCGGCGCTGCAGGCCATCAGCCAGAGCTTCGTCGACTCGGCCAGCACGGGCGACGGCTTCGTCGAAACCGGAGACGCGATCGGCGAGGTACTCGTGAACCTCACGGGCGTGGCGCTCAAGGCGGGCGCGACCCTCAAGGCCTTCGGTCTGGTCATCGGTGCAGTTGCTGCGGCAGCGGCGAACCCTGGTCAGGCCGGCACCATCTTCACGGCGCTGGTCGAGGACATCAACGCGCTCGACCGCACGACGAACGAAAAACTCAAGAAGCTCGAAGCCGACTACAAGAGCTTCAGGGAATCGACGAAGGCCGGCGCGCCGCAGGACACCGCGGGCGACGGGCCTGCGAGCGCGGCGCTCAAGGCTGCAGCCGCTGCCGAGGCGCTCGCCAAGAAACAGCGCGAGGCCGACGCCGCCGCCGCGAAGGCGCTGGCCGCGCGGACGAAGGCAATCCGCGAGCACCAGAAGGTCGAGGACGAAGCGTGGAAGCAGCTCGCCGAGCAGGCACGCATTGCCGAGGACGCGCAGAAGCGCGCGGACGAGGCGCTCGTGGCCCGCACCTCGAAGCTCTCGGCCTACGAGAAGGCGATCCTCGAAGTCGACCGCGCCGCCGAGGAGCGGCTCGACAGGATCGAGGAGGAGGGGGCCCGGCAGCAGTACCTCGTTGACCTCCTCGACGAAACCTCGGACGTGTACGCGAACGCCACCGAAGCGCAGCGCGCCTATGCCCGCTCGCAGCTCGAAGTGGCGACCACCACCGCGGTGGCAGGCGAGACCATCGCCAAGCAAACATCAGAGGTGGACGTGCTGACGCAGGGGTTCGAAAACTTCTTCGACAACCTCGCCAGCGGCACCGCCGATGTCGAAGATCTGTTCAAGCGCATGGTCCAGTCCATCATCGCGGAGCTGCTCAAGCTGTGGGCTAAGAAGTACATCATCGACGCACTGACCAACGCGTTCGGAGGTGCATCCGGCGGTGGTGGTGGCGCTGCGGGGCGTCTCGGCCTCGCCTTCGACTCCGGCGCCGTCGTCCCCTTCGCCAAGGGCGGCGTGCTCACGCGGCCGACCACCTTCCCCATGGCGCTCGCTGGCGAGGCCGGCCCCGAGGCCATCATGCCGCTGCAGCGCACGGCCTCGGGCGACCTCGGGATCGTCGCGCAACAGCCCGCGCTGAACGTGACGATCAACAACAACGCGCCCGTGTCGGTCAGCACGCAACAGACGAACGGGGGGCTCACGATCACGATCGACGAGATCAAGGCATCGCTCGCCGCTGACGTGATGCGCGGGGGCAACGACTTCGCCACCGCGGCCGAGCGCGCGTGGGGTCTGAGCCGCGGCAGCGCTGCGGCGTTCTGAGGAAGCGCCATGGCAACCGTTGCACTTCAGGAAGCACGCGCGTCGGCGCCCTCGGGCGAGACTATCCTTCAAACGCTGGAGCTGTCGCATCCGCTGTGGGCGGCGCCGTACTACCTCACGAACTACCCGCGCGCCTTCACGACGACGCTGGAGTCGGGGCCCACGGTGACGTTCAACCCGTTCCCCTTCGGCGTCATCCTGCCGACCGTCGACGGCGCCGGCCAGCAGGACATGCAGATCACGCTCACGAACGCGGACCAGGAAATCGCCGACGCCGTGCGGGCCGCGCACGCGGACCCGAGCACAAGCATCGAGGCCGTCTACCGCGAGTTCCTCGGCAGCGACCCAGGCGCGCCGCAGTCTGCTCCGGTGCGGCTCGTGTTCAACGCCATCCAGATCACCGAGGAGGCCGTGAGCGGCGTGGCCGGCCGCAGTGACGTGCTGAACCGCCGCTTCCCAGGCGTGTGGTACGACGTTCAGCACTTCCCGGGGCTCGACCGATGACCGACATCAACGACCTCATCGGAAAGCCCTGGCGCCTCGGCGCGCGGGGCCCCGACGCCTACGACTGCTGGGGGCTCGTGCGCGAGGTGCTGCAGCGCATGCGGCCTGGTCTGCCGCTGCCCGATTGGGCGAGCGATGAGATGACGCGCAGCCGTCAGCGCGCGCTAATGGGCGAAGCCTTCCCCGTTCACTGCGTGCGCACCACCGAGCTGGCCGACGGCGTGCTGCTGATGAGCGAGCGCGCGGGCCACATCGCCATCATGGCGCACGGGTTCGCGGTCACGTCGCAGCGCTTCTCGGGCGTGGTGGCGATGCGCCCGAGCGACTACGCCACGCACTTCACCGATCTGGAGGCGTTCGCATGGCGCACCTGATCGTTCTCTACAACCCGCTGGACACGACGCGGCGCCGCATCCACGACATCGAGGAGGGCACCGAGCTGGGCGCGTGGCTCGCCGAGCACGAGCCCGTGCGCGGATCGCTCCAGCAGTTCGTCTACGTGCACGGGAAGGCGATCGAGGCCGAGGGCTACCGCGTCGAGGTGGGAGACCAGATCCTCGTGGTCCACCGCCCCGGGCAGTGGGCTCTGGTCTACATCGCCCAGGCGCTGATCGCCGCGGCCATCTCCTACGCGCTGAACCTGATCTTCGGCCCTAAGCGGCCCTCGGCGGGCAACACCCCGAGCCCGTCCCAGGTCTACGGCATCGCGCCGCCGAAGAACACCGCGCGCCTCGGCGAACCAATCCCGGTCGCCTACGGCTCGGTGCTCACGCTGCCCGACTATGCGGCGCAGCCGTACACCGAGTACGAGAACAACGAGCAGTACCTGAAGGCGCTGCTGTGCATCGGCCAGGGCGACTACGACGTGCACGCGATGCTGGTGGGCGACTCGGACTCGTCCGCGCTTCCGCCCGAGGTGGTGCGCTACGAGATCTTCAGCCCGGCCGCGCACGCGTCGACGTTCGGAGTGATTCAAGAGGCGACCGGCGTGCGCGAGAACGTCTCCACCTCGGTCGACGTGGCCGACCAAGAGCTGCTCGCACCGAACGAGACGAGCAACCAGACGCCTTCGACGTGGTATTGGGCGCTGACGGCGCAGGAGGCCCACAACGGCTTCCCACCGTCGCCGCCGGCCTACGATCTGACGGGCGCCTGGGACTTGACCACGCAGCTCGCCATCCTGCCCGACGACCCGCCGTTCGGCACCACAGTGCAGGCCGTGATGTACCAGCTCAACGTCGACCCGGAAATCTGGCAGCTCAACACCTTCGTCTCGACGCCGTACGTCCCCGGCGACCCGGTGCCGGCCGGCTCGCTCATCCCGCCGCCGGGGAGCACCACGATCGGCATCACGAAGTGGGTCGGCCCCTTCGAGACCTGCAAGCCGGGGCAGGCCGGCCGCTCGATCGAGCTGGACCTCGTGTTCATCGGCGGGCTGGCGATCATGGACAGCGGCGGGAACCTCGGCGACCGCGCGATCACGGTGCGCGTGGAGTACACGCCGATCGACGACAGCGGTGCAGACATCGGCCCGACGGTCGGTTATGACGAGAGCTTCCTCGGCAAGACGAACACGGCGCTGCGCTTCACGCGCAAGCGGGTGGTCCCGCTCGGCCGCTACAGGGTGCGCGCCTCGCGCTCGACCGACAGCGACGGGCGCGCCGGCACGCTCGACCGCGTTCACTGGACCGGGCTCAAGTTCGAACTGGACGAGCTGATCGTGCTGCCCGTGTACGGTGACGTGACGATGGCCGCGGTGACTCTGCGCGCATCGAACGGCATCGCCAGCGATGCGGCGTCGAGCATCCGCTTCCGCGTCACGCGCAAGCTGGCCCCGCTCGGGGTCGGCGCGACCGCCGCAACGGTGAACCCGGCCGACGCATTCGTCGACATCCTCACCGCGGCCTACGGTGGCAACCGCCCCGTCAACAACGAGGAGCTGGACCTGCCGCTGCTCGCCACGCTGCGCGCCAAGTGGGCGTACCACAACGGGTTCAACGCGGTGTTCGATCAGCCGTCTACGGTGTGGGAGGCGCTCACCCTGTCGGTGCAGACCGTGAGCGCGGCGCCGCTGCCCGTGGGCTCGCGCATGTCCGTCATCGAGGACGCGCCGCAGCCGGTGCGGGTGCAGTTGTTCACCGACGTGAACACGGTGGCCGGCTCGCTGCAGGTCACGCACCAGTGGGACCGTGCGGGCACCCCTGCCGGCGCCCGCGTGGAGTTCCGCGACCCGCGCACCTTCTCGGCCGATGCCGTCTTCGAGCCAGTCAACGCGCCCGACTACCAGTCCATGACGCTGTTCGGCTGCACCTCGCGCGAGGTCGCGGAGCAGCATGCGAACCTCATCATGGACCGCCGCCAGCTCCAGCGCACCACGGCCACCTTCG